AACATTCTTCCCGCCGGAGGGGAGTAAAGTTGGTAGCAGCCAAGAAGCGCCCGGAACACCGGACGGGAACCGGGACGGGCACGGCAGATGACCCTCGTTTCATCAAGGTGTCAGCCGGTTCAGCGGCAGACCGTGATTACCCCATCCCTCAGGCTGATCCCTCTTGGAAGCCAAAGGCGCGGAGCTGGTACAACTCTCTAGCCATATCTGGCCAGTCTGAATTTTTTGAGCCAAGTGATTGGGCGACGGCTGTTGCAGCGGCCGACGCATATGACGTGTTCCTGAGAACACACAACGCAAGCATCTTGGCGCAATTTACGCGCCTATCCGAGCGGCTCGGCGCTACGCATCTTGACCGCAAACGCGGACGTGTCGAGCTAGAGAAACCACAACCTGAGGACGAAGATGAGGAGGCAGCAGACCAAGCCGTCCAGGGCTGGCAGGGACGGCTACATTCAGTGACTTAGTTGGAGTGCCGGAACATGATCTGGGGCATGCCGTTCCAGCATAGGAGCGGCGAAGGTTACGACACAGGTGCCGTCTTCCCATTTTATGGGGTGACGGCATGAGTGAGCCAAGAGCACAGCTTTCATCTGCTGTCTACCTCTTGAATGCAGCTACACAGCCCGGTGACGGTCCGATAGCCAATACTGGGACTATGTACAAGAACCAGTCGGTCCAGGTATTTACTGATCCTCCTGGAGTAGTATTTCATGCTCACGTTGAGGGCTCTATGGACGGTATTCACTGGTTCCCGTTCGGGCAATTTACAGGCCCTTCGATTAAGAGCGATGAGCAGCACACCATTCAGTACTTCAAGGGTGTTCTCGATGATGTAGATCCTGGTGGTGCTGTAACAATGATGATTAGCTGGTGCTGATGGTGCAAACGCTAATCGCCCCGCGCGACCGTACCGTGACGATACCGGACGGAACCCCGGAACTGACGCTCGGCTGGGAAGCTATACACTGGGCTTCTAAGTATCTCAAGCAGCCGGATGGGGACCGGACCGGCGACCGCTGGAAATTCATCGAAAGTCAGGTTAGGTTCATCCTGTGGTGGTACGCTCTCGATTCTCGCGGGCGCTGGCTATTCTATCACGGCGTACGCCGGTACCCGAAAGGTGCGGGTAAGTCTCCGTTTGCGGCTGTCATGGCGCTCATCGAGCTTCTCGCGCCGGTCCGGCTCAGTCATTTTGACAATCGCGTCCTAGGAGGTTGCGTTGGACGTCCCGTCGGCATGCCCTTGGTCCAGATCGCCGCTACATCACATGACCAGGCCAACGTCAACACCATGCGAATGGTGCGCGCGCTCCGACCTCCCAAGTCCAGAATTCGTGAGGACTATGACGTTGAAACCGGCAAGACCGTCTTCCACATACCCGGCGGCGGACAGCTCATGGTCATCACTTCAAGCCCAACAAGTGAAGAGGGTGCTCTCGTTACCTTTGCCATCATGGACCAGACGGAAACCTGGTTCCCGATAAACGGTGGCGTCGAGCTATCTGAGGTTCTTGACCGTAACGTCGGCAAATCAGGGTCGCGTCTGTTGGAAACGAGCAACGCCTGGGAGCCGGGCCGGGAATCGGTCGCAGAGACAACGTTTGAGGCCTGGGTGTCCCAGGAAGAGGGAAGGCTGCGCGGAAGTGGACGTATTCTATATGATTCAAGAATGGCTTCGTCAGATACTGATTTCGATGATATGGATTCCATCACCAAGGGAGTGGAACAAGCTTATGGCGATGCTTACTGGGTTGATGCTGAGGACATCGTCCAGAATCGAATCCTGTCTCCCAAGAATCCACTATCCGTATCTAAGCGTTACTACCTAAACTGGCCCGAGGCCGCAGAGGATGCATGGACTACTCAGCAGGAATGGTCTGTGCTGTCCGATCCTGCATTTTACATAAGTGACGGTGATGACATCGCGATGGGCTTCGACGGCTCCCGCATCCGCGATGCAACGGCTCTCATAGGGTGTCATATCAAGAGCGGGTTTACGTTCAGCCTCGGCGTCTGGGAGACGGACGACGGCCGGGTGCCAATCCCTGTTCATGAAGTCGACGCGGCGGTAAGAGCGGCAAAGGACCGCTGGAACGTTGTTGCGTTCTTCGCAGACGTGAATGAGTGGGAAGAGCACACGAAGGTATCATGGCGGGCTCTCTTTGAGGAAGACCTTCCGGTCTGGTCGGTCCCGGCCGGGCGCGACCCCCAGCCTGTTGCCTGGGACATGCGATCCCACGTCGCGGAATTCACAATGGCTTGCGAGATGGTCGAGGGCGAGATCAGGTCGCGGGGGTTTATCCACGATGGCGACAGCTTCCTCGGCCGCCATGTCGTTAATGCCCGCCGCCGCCCGAATCGCTGGGGCGTGAGCATTGGAAAGGAGAGCCCCCGGTCATCTCGCAAGATTGACGCTTGCGTAGCTATGATCATGGCCCGGCACGCTCGCCGGCTAGTCCTGTCAAGCAAGAATTACAAGGAAGAGAAGAAGGCAATCGAAGCAGCCGGTAAGCGGCAGATATGGAGCTTCTCATGATAGTCGATCTTGTCGAGGCTCCCGAGATTTGCAAGCAGATGCTTCGAATGCGACAGAGCGAGCAGTTGCGTCTTAACCACATCGCGCGGTACATGGACGGCAAGCATGATCCTCCGTATGCACCGAAGGGCGTTAACTCTGAGTATCGCTGGATCATGAAGCGGGGTAAGCGAAACTTCCTGCCGCTAGTCGTTGCGGTCATCTCTGAGAACCTTCACGTTGACGGATACCGCCCGTCAGGCAAGACTACCGTCGAGACAGCGTCAAGCGAAGATCCAGACCCGTCGTGGCAGGCATTCGTCTTTAACCGTATGATATCGCGTCAGCACGGAATTCATAGGGCGGTATCCAAGTATGGAGCGGCCTACATTGCTGTACTCCCGGCTGAAATGAAGCCTCAGAACAATCTCAAGCCTAGCAACGTTCCGTTTACCAGGCCTATGAGCCCGCGCCGGATGACAGCTTTTTACGCGGACGAGGTTGACGACGAGTGGCCGCAGTGCGCTATCGAAGTCCGTGTTGCCGGAAACCCGGCCCGGATTAAAGACCAGCGCATAATAGTGACGCTATATGATGAGTTCGCCCGGTATATCATGACTAGCCAAGACGGTGGAGCTAGTCATAGCATAGCCCAGCTCGATCTGAGGCTAGCTGAGCCCGGTGACCCGTTCCTGAATGGCCTAAGCCCGTACGCGGAGCACGATATGGGCGTATGCCCGGTTGTCAGGTTTTTGTACGAGGTGGACCTAGATGGCGAGACGGATTGCCAGGGTGAGGTCGAGCCTCTTATTCCGATTCAAGATCAGATCAACTTCACGACTTTTAATGAGATGATGGCCGAGCAGTATGAGGCGTTTAAGCAGCGCTGGGTTACTGGCATGGCCCCAGTTGATGAGGAAGGTAAGGACAAAGCTCCATTCCGGCCCGGCGTAGACAGGGTCTGGGCCGCCGAAGACCCGGCAACCAGGTTCGGGGAGTTCGGCTCGACTGAGCTTGCTCCATACTCGGGGTCGCGCGAAGATGGTATCCGTCATATGGCGACCATCTCGCAGATCCCGCCGTATCATCTCCTGGGACAAGTCGCCAACCTAAGCGCGGAAGCCCTAGCGGCAGCGCGGGACGGTATGGACAGAAAGGTCGAGGAGCTGCAGGCCATCCTGACTGATCCCTGGCGCGGGTACTTCCGTCTCAGTTCGCTGGCGACTGGTGACAAGGAGGGCTGGAATGACCTGAGCGGCGAGGTAGTCTGGCGTAATACCTCCGCGCGGGCGTTCGCAGCTACGATTGACGGTCTTGGCAAGGCCGCTCAGATGCTCGGTATCCCGGTCGAAGAACTATGGCCTCTCATACCGGGCGCAACGGCCGATGATGTCAACCGCTGGGTCCAGGCGAAGCAGGCCAAGAAGGCGGAAGATGTTGTCAAGGATGCAGTAGCCGCTGCGCTTCAGAGCCAGCCACAGTACACGAACGTCAAGCAGAATGTCGGTGGCGGTCCTGGCGGTGGTGGGGCCGGCGTATCTATCCCTGTGCAGATTCCGGCCGGTACCTCTGGCAAGGTGACCGGAGCTACTGCGGCCAAGTCCGAGAACATGGCAACTGGCGGTGGAGGTGTAAATGTCCACTAGCTCTATCGCCACATCAGACGGTAAATCGCAAGCGTACCGGGATTCGACCCTAGGACGGTCTAACCCCGGACCTATACCCGCCCCTACCCGAGAGAAGTCAAACGGCCGTAGTCCGTACCGGCTAGCGCTCAATGGCACGTCCGGGCCGCTTAACCGAATCTCCCCCGACCCGCCTACGATGCTTACTGTAAAATTCCGGGGCGACCAGGCTGCAATAGGGGATCGCGTCCGGGATTCCATACGCGCGCTGTGGGATGCTCATATGGACCCGGAGGACTTCCCGGCTAGCTGGAGCGACCTCGGGCCGATCATGAAGATACTCATAGCCCAGCACTATGTTGGCTCGGCCGTCAATGCGGCTGAGTTCTACCGTAACATCAAGGTTGTCCACGGACTTGACTATCCCAAGGTCTTCCCGGCTCCACTTAGCGTGGATCATATCAATAAGATGTCAGGGAGTGTTGCTACTGGATCATTCTATCATAACCTTAATACCAAAAGGAAGGAACCGGGCGTAGCGTCCAACACCGCGCGTAATACATTTAGCGGCGCTGCGTCCCGGTTCGCCTTGAATGGCGCGCGGAACACGGTTACGGCTGCCGTCGCCAATGATACCGACGCAACCGGCTGGGAGAGGCTGATAGAGCCGGATGCCTGTAGCTATTGTTCAGCTCAGGCTGCGAAGGGACCGTTCAAGCCCGGCAATAGGGGGTTCCGGGCTCATGACTACTGCAAGTGCCTCGCTATCCCCGCTTTGCGCGGGACTTCGATGCCGGGGTTGAATTCCAGTCTGCGAGAAGAATGGAACCGTATTACGGGGACTTTCACAGGCAAAGATGCTAGGGATGCCTGGGACCAGTACTGGAGAGAACACAATGGTGACCAAAACCAAGCCGAAGCCACCGAAGGACCAGATACAGGATAACGACGAAGAGCAAGAGGAGCCTAAGCACATAGAGAAGGGCTTCCAGGATGAATCAGAACAGTATTACCACGGAACAGAATTTCGTAGAATGGTAGAGAGGAGGAAGTAAATGGCGACAGCGACGAAATCGCAGCGTGAGAGTGATCAGTCAAAAGGCCAGGCTATGGCTCCGAGCAAGAAGAACAAGAGCGATAACCCGCGCTTCCCGATCGAGCGTCGCACCGGTGACAATAGCCTAGCGTCGGCGATTAAGGCAGTAGGCCGGGCAAGACCAAACACAGAAGAGGAGCGCGCGAAGGTACGCAGGTATATCATGAAGGTGGCACGCCAGAAAGGATGGTCATCTGACATCCCTTCTAACTGGAACTCAGACGGGAGTATTAGCTAATGGCGGTATTCGAGCCAGGCACGCATTTCATGTATGACCACCCGGACGGCGCAGGGTTCGGTGAGCACCACAAGGGTGACGTACTCACGGCCGAGATGAACGAGCTTGACCTCAAGTCGGGCCAAAGCGTTATCCTGCTGGAGTACGACAGGGATACAGATTGGCCGCTCGTCGAGTGGATCGACTCCAACGGCACCAATCGTATCACAACAATCGACCCGTCGTTCTTCGGCACTTACTTTACGGAGATTTAATATGCCACTACTCAGCGCCGGCCAGCTCATGCAGACGGCTCAGCAGCAGGCCCTCAACGGCGTCTTCCTCAAGACCCAGACCCCGGCCGTCGCGGCTACCTATATGGCGATCTCGACAGCGGCCGCATCCGGCGTGCTCAACTCGACCGAAGTACTCATGTCTGGAGCGACTATCAACGAGTACGCTACCGCGACCGGCTACGCGCGGCAGAGCTACGGGCCGGTAACTGCTACTGCTGCGAGTCCGTCTGTCATCTACAACACGGCCCTCATGACCTGGGGTCCATTCACATCCGCGCCGGGGACCGCGAACTGGGGCGTCTGCTGCGACCTCGCTAGCGGCGGTACGGCCAAGCCTATCGCGGCGTTCCTACTCGCGTCCCCGCGTACGCCCGCGATCGGTGACAGTCTTCAGGCGGCAGCTGGAACTGGCTCGGCTGGTGTGGGCTTTCTCTGTCAGGTGTGACATGTCAAAGGAATATCCACCGGAACCGGCACTTCCATGGTACGTTCGTGCCATGTACGTTACATGGGAATGGGTTAGCTGGCCTTTCTACGTCAGGATGCTTAAAAAGGCGGGGTTCCGCCGTACTGGCTGGATGACGTGGGAAACTGGCCCTGAGGGAGAGGGGGAGTTATGGCCGTCCTAGATATCGGGCTTATCATCCCTGACCTTCATGTACCGCGTTGGCAACCCTGTAGCGCGGTAGACGGGTACCGGTCTGGCAAGCCTAAGTGCGGAGCTACACCGACGGAGCTTTACCACAAGTCATGCAAGGTTCCTAGCCACGGCATGGACGTCTACCTATGCCCAATCCATGCTACGCTCACGGCTTGCGGCGGCGGAATCTGCTTCCTATGCGCCGAGCGCGGAGGTTTGTCTAGGATTCGCATTTACCGCATCAATTCAGAGCCGCTCCGTCTCACCGGGATAGGAGGTCATATCAGTGCCAGATAGCAACGTACCTATTACCGCTGGCGCCGGTACGACTATAGATTCATTCCAGGTTACGGGAGGGGATCAACAGCAAGTTGTCAGGGAAGCGCCGGTTGCTACGCCCGCCATTGACTCCTGGGCGCTATCCGCCTCTGCTGCTACAAGCAAGATTGCCGCCGACGCGGGTAGGCGTGTAATCATCCTGTGGAATACATCTACAGGCGGCACCGTGTACCTGCGGCATGACGGGACGGCTCCGACTACTGCGGCCGGAGGCTATCATGATAAGATACCTCCCGGAGCGAGGCTTGACGTTAACCAGCTACTCTGCCCGCTAGCCGTCTCATTCATAGCCGACATCGCTGCCGGTACTCTTAACATCGCTACGGGGACGAGTACATAATGCCATCTACCTTTACTCTTCCTCCCCAGAGAATTGCTCCCGGTTATTGGACCGCGTATGGACACTCGTATTTTATGACGACGGTCGGCACGCTGTACCAGACTGGCCGCGTGGACGCGGGACTTAGGCAGGCTCTCGATATTGAGTTCAACTCATGGGAGAATCACTGCGTTACCGGAGCCCAGCTAGTTCAGCAGGGCCGAAGCCAGGGTGGTCACGCCCGCGTGATGCAAGAGATGCTCAAGAGCACTCGTACTTCCCCGTACGCGGCGATCGGTGGCGGGACGATACTTTGCTGGGGTATCAATGACATTGGGTTCTCTGGTAATTCTGCGACTATCCGTAATGCATTCAAGAATGCTCTCCGGATGGCGATCTCGCGGGCGCGGGCGGCCAGCATCAAGGAAGACGGCGACGCCTCTATTGCCTGGGGCGCGGGCTGGACTAGCGCGGGCGGCACCCAGGACTTCTCGTCTGGCACCACGATCAGGAATGCGACAGTTACCACTAGCGCTACCGGGACCATTACCCTGCCGGCCGACTATAACAGCCAGAATATCGGCCTGTGCTTTGTAGGAGCCGGAGGCGCGTTCGGTGGCGACATCACCTTTGCGGGTACGGCCTCCTTTGCCGGAACTTTTGGCACAGTTACGACCGACAACGGTATGACGGCCGGTACTCACTGCCCGGTCATGATACGCAAGAAGGGGACTGCGGCCGACTTCAGCAAGACTATCGCTATGACCGTCTCGCGGGTATCTGCCTCCGGCGCAGTTGGGTTCGATAGTTGGTGGATTGAAGCTGACAACCCGCCTCCTGTCATCGTATGTAATATAGCCCGGCTTACGACGGCCGGTTATGCGGGCTATCCAACATGGTCAGGAAGCCAGGCAGGCGCGGACGCAGACGTAGGTAACTTCAATGCCGACATCGCCTCGGTCGTGGCCGAGTTTGACTCAATGGTGCAGATCGCCGATATTGATTCGGCAATCAATAAGGGCGTACCGCCTACCGGCTCTCCAGCTGGTGTCACCACTTTGTTTGCTAGTGACGGGGTTCACCCGAATGAGTTCGGGGCAGCCCGCTGTGTAGATGCTATCATTGCCGCGATTAGGAACCTAGTACCATCTACGGCCCTGGGCGATACTTCTCAAATGCAAGTTGACTCCCCGATGGCAGGCATTGTCAGGCGTCCTCGTCTATCACAGAACTGGTACGTCCCTGAAT